GCCGATTTACAAGTCAGCACCTATTACACCAACTAAGGAGAAATCATGCCAACAACAATCATCACGGGCAGAGACATCACTTTCACCATTGCTGGTGATAATTTTGATGCACAGGCCACATCAGCGACTTTGACAGTCGATTCAACCATCAACACATACCAAACACTCGATGGCAAAGCGTATTTCACTACTGATACGCAAGGCACATTCAATGTCGAAATGTTGGCCGATTGGGGAGCAGCCGGATCGCTTTGTGAGGAACTATGGACAGCGGCAACCAGCGCACCAAATACTGGTTTGTCTGTAATCTTTGGAGCAGATTCAGGAGCATCATTTGCTTTTGATGTGCAGCCAATTCTGCCAAGCGCAGGAGGTACAGCACCGGATGCACAAACTGTGTCACTAGCTTTCACCTGTGTCACAACACCTGTTTTGACAATTAGCTAACAAAGGAGATCGGGAGCATGAAACTAGCAATCACAATTGAATTCACAACTGGGGAGAGCGCAACCTATACCGCGCTCCCACCAGAGTGGATGAAATGGGAACAGAAAACCGGAAACACAATTCAGCAAGTATCTGAGAAATTGGGCATAGCAGATTTGATGTTTTTGGCGTACCACGCAATGAAGCGCGAATCGGCCGGAAAGCCTGTGAAGCCTTTTGAGGTTTGGTGCGAATCTGTAACTGACATAAACATGGGAGAAACCGAAAACCCAAAAGCTACGAGCCGGGAACAATAAACCGGATCATTTGGGAATTGGCCATCACCACGGGATTGTCACGATCAGAGTTTCAAACCGCTGAGGACATTTTAACTGTTTTTGAGATTCTAAGGACACGAGATGGCAACTGAGACAATCACCTATGACAAGGCTGATTTGCGTGGCATCATCAAAGCTTTCAAAGCTATGGATGAGCAAGCTGTTGCTGAGGCCAAAGGCGTTTCAAATGGGTTGGCCACTTATCTGCAATCAAAGATCACATCGGTTGCTGGTGGCCGACCAAATAAGGCGGCAATCCGCATTGCTCAAGGATCGCGCGTAAGCAAATCCTCAAAGATCGGTGAAATTAGCTTTGGCTTTGTTTCTCAAAAGTTTTCGGGTGGCGGTACAACTCAGCAACTTTGGGGCGGTTATGAATTCGGATCAACCAAATTCAAGCAATTCCCGATTTGGTCAGGCCGTGGGCCTCGCGGTGGATCGGCTGGTTATTTTATCTATCCAACATTGCGTGCCGAGCAGCCTCACATCATTGCTCAATGGGAAAATGCTTTCTCAAAGATACTTAAGGAGTGGTGATGGCCGGACAAAGTAGAACGCTCAAGCTTTCGATTCTCGGTGACATTGACCAGCTTAAGAAAAGCCTTGCAACCGGTTCAACAGAGGTTCAAGGATTTGGCAACAAGCTCGGTGGATTTGCTAAGAAAGCCGGTGCAGCTTTTGCCGTAGCTGGTGCGGCCGCTGCCGCTTACGCTGGCAAATTGCTTGTGGATGGCGTGAAATCTGCCATTGAGGATGAAGCTGCACAAGCCAAATTGGCAACCACACTCAAAAATGTCACGGGTGCCACAAACAACCAAATCAAAGCCGTTGAGGATTACATAACCCAAACAGCTTTGGCCAATGGCGTGACCGATGACAAATTGAGGCCATCGCTGGATCGGTTGATCAGAAGTACAAAAGATCAGACCAAGGCACAAGAATTGCAATCCTTGGCACTCAACATTTCAGCTGGCACCGGTAAAGATTTGCAAGCTGTTTCAGAGGCTTTGGGTAAAGCCTACGATGGCAATTTAGGAGCTTTGAAAAAACTCGGTGTGGGCATCGATGAATCAATCATCAAATCAAAGAATTTTGATGCGGCCGCTGCCGCGCTTTCAAAGACCTTTGAAGGTCAGGCATCACAGCAAGCTGAGACATTTGCAGGAAAAATGGCACGGCTCAATGTGGCATTTGATGAAGCCAAAGAAACTGTCGGATCGTATGTGCTTGATGCACTCACACCATTGGTCAGCAACATTGTCAGCAAAGGCATCCCAGCACTCACAGATTTTGCCAGCAATTTGGGAAAATCATTGGGGCCAGCCTTTACCCAGATTGTCAAGGTTGTACGCGATGACCTTTTGCCAATTCTGGTTTCATGGTGGAAATTCTTATACAACGAAGTAATTCCAGCAATTGGATCGGTTGTGGGGCCAATCCTTGAAGGCTTGAAATCTGCATTTGATAAGATCAAAAAAGCGATCAGCGACAACTCAACAGAGCTTGAGCCATTTTATGATTTCCTCGAAGTCATTTGGAAATTTATCAAAAACAATCTTGCACCACTTTTGGGCGGTACTTTCAAAACGGCGCTTGAAGTCATTGGCACAATTGTTGGCGGCCTTGTCACAGGCTTTTCAAAGCTTGTTGGTTTTATTTCCAACACAGTCACCAAAATTAAAGAATTTGTGAATTTTGTGAAAGATAACCCCGTCACACGCTTTTTCTTTGGCGATTCAAATGACAAGTCTTTGAAGGCTGGCGGAGTTATGCCGCCGGGGACTTACGGTGCAACCGATACGGGATTTGGTGGCGGCGGTGGCGTATTCGCACCATCACCAGATTCACCAACATTTACAGGCGCACCACTTTCAGCCTATTCACCAGCAATGCAAGCTGCAATTTTGCGGCGTGAGGAATTGAAAGCCGAAACCGAAAGATTGCGACAAGCTCGTGAGGATAGAGCTGCCGCACGCACAGCGGCCACCGGTGGGCTATCAACGGCTGAACGCATTGTGATCAATGTTAACGCTGCATCGGTCATCGATGAGGAAGGCTTTAGCCGTGCCGTTACAGATGCACTTAACAATTCAACTTTCCGTGGCACCAATGGCGCATCGAATCTGATCCCAGCATGAGCATTTTCAATCCTGTTTGGCGCGTGATTATTGGCGGCACCACATACACCAATTACGCGCTGGCCAATCTTTCGATCACATCAGGCCGGACAAACATTTATGAGCAAGCCAATGCCGGGTATGTCAATTTACAGCTGATCAACCTTGACCAATCAATCATCGACATTGAAATCAATGATGCGCTGACAATTGAGCTGCAAGATTCCAACGGCACATTTGTGCCAATTTTTGGCGGTACTGTCACAGAATTTGACATTGGCATTGTTGCATCGGGGGTTGTGGGCATCAATCAATCGGTGTCAATTTTGGCTTTGGGCGCATTGGCCAGATTGCCAAAAGCATTGACCGAAGGCGTGTTGGCCAAGGATTTTGATGGCGATCAAATTTTGACAATCCTCACCGATCTGTTGATCAACTCATGGAACGAAGTGCCGGCAGCTTTACAATGGGCAACCTACAATGGCGGCACCACATGGGCCACAGCTGAAAACACCGGTTTGGGTGAGATCGATACACCAGGTAGTTACGAGCTGGCCAATCGTGGCGCATCAACCACAAATGTTTATTCATTGGTTTCAGCTTTGGCAACATCGGGATTGGGCTACATTTACGAAAACTCATTGGGCCAAATTTCCTATGCCTCGGCAGATCATCGCTCAATTTATTTGGCCACCAATGGATACACGGATCTCTCAGCTGCACAGGCTTTGGCCAATTCGCTTTCAATCCAGACAAGAGCTGGTGACATCCGCAACGAGATTGTTTTGAAATACGGAGGCAATTCAGCCAATGAGGTTGTGGATTCTGATGCAACCTCGATTGCTTTGTATGGCAAATTGGCACAGATAATCAGCACAACAATTGAGCATGAAGCTGATGCTGAGGATCAGGCCGCTTTTTACTTAACACTCAGAGCTTATCCTCAAGCCAATTTCAACCAAATTACTTTTGAGCTGACAAACCCGGAAATTGATGATGCTGACCGGGATGCGTTGATCAACATTTTCATGGGATTGCCAATGCGAATCACCGATCTGCCGCTCAACATGGCATCCGGTACCTTTTTGGGATTTGTTGAAGGATGGACATGGCGTGCCGCTTATAACAGCGTTTCTGTCACGGCTATTCTTTCCCCATTGGCATTTTCATTGCAAGCCATGCAATGGCAAGATGTCGCAATTGCAGAGCAATGGAACACAATCAGCGGCAGCCTAAATTGGGCTGATGCGTTAGTCGTAGCGTAAGGAGAAAACATGGCAAATCCAACAAGCAATTTTGGATGGCAAATGCCAACACCGACCGATTTGGTCACGGATTTGCCAGCTGATTTTGAAGTATTTGGTCAGGCGGTTGATACATCAATGGCTGACCTTAAAGGCGGCACATCTGGGCAGGTACTTTCAAAGAATTCAAACACCGACATGGATTTTGTGTGGGTCACATCAGATGATGCCAATGCGATCCAAAACACAATTGTTGATGCAAAAGCAGATTTGATCACCGCAACCGCAGCAGATACACCAGCACGCCTTGCAGTAGGCGCAAACAATACTTTGTTGATTGCTGATTCGACCGAATCAACTGGTTTAAGATGGGGTGGTG